GGGATATATACCCATGTCCCGTTTTACCAAAACTTTCCAAATTTACCAACCAATCCCCCAATTATACAAAACTTTTATTTTGTATTGTTCATATTGCACAAATATTTCGTTCATACTCTATATGTATTTTGTTCATATTGTCAATTGACATATCCGAACAAATGTTCTATAATATAGTTAGAAAACGAACAAATGTTCGTTACTTACAAATAATACGGGAGGTCTACTAAATGACTATAGATGAATACACAAGTCTAACGCGCGAATTAGCGTCAGGCGACGCAGACGAAGCGCGTACTTCTCAGATTCTCGTTAGTCTCACAGACGCGTTTACAGAGTCATCGTCAAATCTTGAAAACGCGCAAAACGAGATAACCAAATTGACAGACAGCAACACTTCGCTCAAACAGGCAAACTATGAACTTTTCTTACGAATAGGCTCCAAGCCCTCGGACCAGCCCGACACCCCCGAACAGACACCTAAGACACCCGAAGATTACACCGCCGAAATCGGCGAGTATAGATAAAAAGGAGTTATAATTAAAATGGCAAATGCAGCAAGAGCCGTTTCGGTTATGAACGCAGTGAGAGCATCCGGCTCTCAGAATTATCAGTCGTTTATTCCGGAAGCAACACTTACAAACATTGCAGAGGTCGGAAACCCTATAATTAATTATCAGGCAATCCGCAATGAATTCTGCACACTTCTTCCCAACATCATTTTTGACACTGTTCTTCACAATAGAGTGTGGAACAATGAATTCGCGTTTCTCCGTAAAGCACTGCCCATGGGGTCTGATGTAGAGGAAATCGCGGTCAATCCGGCTAAAGCAGAAAAATTCGACCCCGAAAATGATTACCTTACGGGATATTTCGATAAGCCCGATATTAAGGTTGCGTTCCACCGTCTTAACCGTAAAGACCAATTTAAGGCGCGTATTCAGAACAACGAGCTTAAACTTGCGTTCCGTTCATGGGAAGACCTCGACGACCTTATTGCAGGTGTAATTAATTCGCTTTACAATGGTGATAACATCGAGGAGTTTGCGCTTCTCAAAAACACTATAAACAGTGCACTTGCAAAGGGCTACGTCTCAACCGTACAGGTTGCAGAGCCGACCGATGAAGTATCCGCAAAAGCGTTTATGCGTAAGGTTCGTCAGACTTACATTGATTTCAGATTCCCGTCGTCGCGATTTAACCGTTATGCAGAAATATCGGGAGACGGTAAGCCGTATATCACGTTCTCTCCCACTGAGGAAACGATGATAATTATTTCATCTGCTGTCTCTTCTATTGTTGATGTGGACGTGCTCGCAGCCGCGTTTAACATGGAACGCGCTGACTTTATGGGACGCGTTATCTATGTAGACGATTTTGGCATTGACGGGGTATACGCGCTTATGTGCGACCGCCGTTTCTTCCAGATTTATGATTCTCTCCGTGAGACAGGCTCGTTCTACAATCCCGCGCGTATGGAGTGGAGATATTTTTGGAATGTATGGCAGACCTACAGCGTATCGCCGCTTGCTAATGCTGTAATATTTACTTCGATTGCAGATGGTAAAGTAGACGGCGCGCAGCTCTCCGCCGGACAGGACACTGTAACTCTTAGTGACACTGCTACCGATATCGTCATAGACGCATCTGACTTTAACAATACTGTTTCTCTGTTCCTTATGGGTAATAACGTTCCCGATAATCAGACTGTTACCGCAACAGTTACTAAGGACGGCTCGGCGGCATCCGCGTCTGTTGTAACTGTAACATACAAGTCAGGAAATCAGTACACGGTTACTTATGATAAGAAGACAACCGCAGCATCGGAGAAAACACAGGTTGTTCTTAAAATCGGTAGTGACATAATCGGCGCGTTCACTGTAGATAATTCCAAGTAAAAAGATAAGCTCGATGGGCTTTTAATAAGCATACTATCTTAATAATCGAGAGGGAATGGTGGGTGGGTATATAAATATGAAACTTATTCTTACATTGTTCATTTGTTTTCTTATATGCGTAACAGCCGATTATATCACAGGTGTTATGAAAGCATATGTGAACAGCGAAGTATCTTCTAAAATCGGAAGAAAGGGAATATTGAAAAAAGCCTCTTACATTGCGGTCGTATTTTGTGCAATGATGATTGATTATTTGATATTTTTTACAAGCGGAAAGTTTGGTGTCAATTATGACCCCATTTCTTGCATACTTGTAATGACATGGTTTATAATCAATGAATTGATATCTATTCTTGAAAATGTATCGTCTATGGGGGTGCCATGCCCCAAATTTCTGAAATCGCTTATGAACCGGTTGCAGAATAATATAGAAAGCGTAGATAAAGGAGATAAGTCAAAATGAATAAAAAATTTCGTGGTATAGACATTTCGCTTTATCAGCGGAATATCGACTATGATAGAGTTATAAAAGATAATGATTTTGTAATAATCAAAGCGGGTCAGGGAAGAACAGCGGAATATAATTTCCCGTTTACTGACCCACTTTTTGAACAGCATATAAAGGCGTTTCGTTCACGCATATCGGGGAAGAAATTCTACATAGGAGTTTATTGGTACTTCATGGGTAGAACGGAAGCCGAGACTCTTGAAGAAGTTAAGTATCTTATACAGATACTTAAACCTTACAAAGAAAATATAGATATTGGAGTGGCTCTCGATGTAGAAGATACATCCCTCATGGGAGATGTTGACGGTCTGTCTCGTAGAGTGAATCTTTTCCTCAATTCTATAATTGGAGCAGGATACAAGGCGTATATTTATGCTAACGAATATTTCCTCGCTACTCAGTTTAAGAATAATCTGAATTTCCCGCTTTGGCTCGCGTCTATAGACGATGGCACTAAGTCGCACAAGGGACTTCAGAAGAAATATCCCAACCTTAAAATATGGCAGTATAGCTTTAAGGGTACAGAGGGTGGAATATACCCCGTGGATTGCAACGAAGCGGTTGATATAATCGGAGATACCAACACCGATTATCTTGTAAACATGAAAGATGTTGTTACGCTCACGCGGTTTCTTTCAGGTTGGAATGTAAAGGTAAACGAAGTACAGTCCGACATAAATCAGGACGGATATGTAAATATGAAAGACCTTATAGAGCTTATAAGGCTCATGGTGGAGGAATAATATATTATGGCGTACACACCGAGCGGAACAATAGCGTTCTATAGAGTGCCGTGGAAAAGTGACTATAAAGATGTACGCCTGTTCACCTCAAAGACGGAGGAGAGTAATTATTTCTCCTCCCCTTTGCGGGTAGAACAAAACTACACATATATTCGTGATAAGCAAGCTATCAAAGTGAACGCCAATAAAGAGGCTATGGAACAGTATAACTACATTCGTTATATGAACGAAAACTTTTCTCTTAAATGGTTTTACGCTTTCATAACGAAAGTAGAATATATAAATCAAAACGCTTGTTATGTTTACTTTGTGCAGGATGTGCATATGACATGGTGGGATTGTTATACAATTAAATCTGCATATGTAAAACGCGAACATGTTTCAGATGAATCAGATAGTAATAATACTATTGTTGAGGATTTTAATATTTCAAACTATGAACAAGATTATATCAGTTATTCAGTTGATTATACTCCAAAATCAGCTGATAATACAGGCGGATGCGTATTTATAGTAATAACTTCTAATATCCCACTTATTAATTTACAACGGGCGAACTCCACTAAAGATTATGAAATTAGAGATATAAAAGCGCGTACAAGCGTGCCAATATTGAACAATATCCGTGGCGTTGGCACATATGTTTTGCTGAAAACGGCTGAACAATACAATAAGTTTTTTGAAACAGCAAATAACTTTGGTTTTATAGATTCAGTATCGCAAGTGCTTATGTGCGATTATGATATCATTCAAACGTACTGTACTATTACAGAAGTGACGGATTCGATAACAGGCACAATAAACGGCGGTGGTACTGTCCAATTTTGGACAGGTGATGAAGTAGCGCCCAGCACAAGTGATGTATACGCGCCTTATATTATCACCAAAATGTCGGACGCATATTCGTCAAATACTTTCACGCATATTACAGTAGCGGGATACGAACCAAAAAATAGAAAAATTTTTCATTATCCATGTTGTAAATGGGTGATTGACGCAAATAATGGTGATTATGTAGAATTACAACCGCAATTATTGCACACTGCCGTAGAACTGATAATAGATGAAAAATTATCACTTGACACGAAACTTTCTGTGCGCGCGATTCCGCGTCACTACGCATTGACAGATTCGTTTGCAGCTACATCGGGATGGGACTATTTTAATATTCCAAATTCTGTGGGTATTACAGCGTCGGTATCAACCCCGTTTGTTAAAGACAATGCAGCAGTTTGGAATGCTCTTAATTCAAATACAATAAACGCGCAAACTTCAAATGCAAAAGTTAAAATAGCGCTTGACGCAGTATTTGGCGCGATTGATACAGTCGCGTCAGCCGGAGCCGGAGCGTTGAACATGGCGGTGCTTAATCCGTCAAGCGTAACCGGACTAATTGGAGCGGGTAAACAAGGTGTTTCGGAATTGACCGACACAGGGCGGTCTATTACGCGCGACGTTATGCAACTCCGTGAAACAGAGGCTAATATAAATGATAAAGCAAACTTACCGTCGCAGCTTATGAATATGTCAGCAGACGATTCATGGAGCGCTCAAAACGGTTTTATGAAATTTGCTATCCGCCACATGTGCGCCCCCCTCAATGAAATAAAACGGTATGATAAATATTTATCGAAATATGGCTACAAAACGAATGACTTTAAGATACCCGCCATGAATAATCGTCAGAATTGGAATTATGTTGAAACATCATCTATAACAATCGCACCTGTGGAGAAAAACGGTTATACTCCCACAGACAATGAATTAATCGAAATTGAAAGTATATTCAATTCGGGCGTTACATTTTGGCATATAAACGATGTCGGAAATTACGGTGACTATACCAATGAAATTGTAGGTGATACTAATGGCGAATAAGAAAATTCCTGTAGGATTCAAAGGCGCGAACAATGAATGGATAGCAGGAATGACAGAACAGACCACAATATTCGACACATATTTTTCGCGTCTTGTTCTGTTGGCGTTGTCTATCTATAAGTGGAATAATCTCCCCGAAACAATGAACGAACGATTTCTTGAAAAGACGCTCAATGAGGACGGGCGCGCTTGTTTTACAGATTCGGAATACGGGCTGCTCAATTTGCGCGTTGCACCGTCAGGAGATATAAATTTTTATGAGAATCCCACGCGATTCAATTGTTACAGTATAGGTATAAACCTCCTCCGCGATGCTAAGGAATGTGTGTATCTCAGAAATAATTATATAGAGCGTTCTACATATCCTATACTCATATATTTTGCTAAGAAACTCACTGAGATAGAACGTACTATTATTATGAACGTTCACGCTCAGCGTACACCAATTCTTGTACAGTGTGAACAGGAGCAGTTACTTACAATGAAAAATATGTATATGCAGTATGACGGTTTTATGCCTGTTATATACGCAAATAAAGATATTGAGTTGTCAAACCTCTCTGTTCTTAATACAGCCGCTCCGTACTTAGCTGACAAACTCGATGAGGAAAAGAAAAACACATGGCATGAGGCTCTGACGTATCTTGGAATTGGCAATTCAATGGATTTTAAACGGGCGCAAGTGCAAACGTCAGAAATCGAAGTTAATTCCGAACATTATGGATATATGGCAGAGGCGGGTCTTATCACACGTCAGCAGGCGTGCGAGGCTGCTAATAAGATGTTTGGAATAAACATTTCCGTCGAACGTCGTAACATTAATGAGATTCTGAACGGAGGTATGCAGTATGGCGAAATATACGACACTACTTCAGACGCTGATTAAAAGTGGTTACGATTTAGGTATGGATACTTATCCTATGCATCAGGAATCATACCGTTTACTACTTAACGACAAAATTTATAAGCATTATGCGTACCGTGAAATAGGTTTTGAAACTCCGGCGTTGTTTAAACATTATCTTAATATGAAAATGAATGAGATAATGCCGTATTATAATCAGCTGTATGATATTCAGGTTGAATTTCTTAAACAGAATGTATTTCAGAATGTAAATAGAACGGAAACCGAAAAAGGTACTATAAATGATAAAGGCGACGGGAGTAATAATACAACCGATAATCGCACTATTACAGACGCTGGGACACATTCGGATACCGATAATAATCAACGTATATACAGCGATACACCGATGTCGCCGTTGAATTTTGAAAATGTTCAAACCGGAAAATATGCGACTGATGTTACATTTGAAAATAACAGTAACAACGGTACAACCGGAAACAAGCGTACTCATGGTGGAACGACAGAGGAAAAAACAACTGATAATAATCTTAGAACGATTGACATTGCAAGAATTTTCACCGGAAACGACGGTAGACTTTACCCGTCGGAGGTTTTAGCTAAGGCGAAAGCTGAAATACTGAATATCGATATGATGATTATAGATGAATTAAATCCTCTGTTTATGGGGATATTTTGACAAAGAGAGGTATATATAATGGCAATAACACCGCTTAATTTTTGGGTACAGCCTGTAATTCCGCTTACGTTCGATGATTCAATTTCGTATCTTGAAACGCTCGGTAAGGTCGTAGAAAAGCTCAATGAGACACTTACACAGAATGAGGATTGGGCAGCTGAGTTGCGTAAAGATATAACGGATTTTACGACTAAAATTGAAAATGAAATGACAACGTTTAAAGCGGAAACCAACGCCAATATATCATCGTTTGAAAACAGAATAAGCGCCCAAATTTCAACATTTGAACAGCAAATGAATGATAAATATTCAACTTTCAAAAATGAGATTCAGACGCTTGTAAATTCAATAAGCCTTAACCCCGATTATTCCATAGACCATGACAGCCTTAATATGTGGGACGTATGGGGTAGTGGGGCGAAACTTAACTACAAACTTAAAAATACAACAGGAGCGGAGGTTTATTCTAACGGTAATTACATTTCTGCATATATACCTGTCAGACCGCTTAAAAGATATGCTATACGATTCGGAAAACCGCGTGGTAATTTTGTATTAGATGATTCTCAATACATAATTGTGTACGATAAAAACAAAAACTATGTCGATCAATTGATTTCAGACAATTCACCCACAACATTCACAATACCTGTCAATGGGTATTATATAAGAATAAATGTAAATCTTAATACTAAAAGATCACCCACGATTAGTATAACAAATCTCACCGAGGACACCGGAATGGTGGATATAGAATGTTTGCCTGTTGTAAGTGGTCAGCCTGATTATAGTTGGTTTGATGCACCCGAATCTTTCAAAACTACAATATCAAGTACAACTACCGACGATAACGCTGTATACAAACGTAAAATTACATGGCGCGATATGGACGATTCGAAGAATCTCGCGCTTTACGATAATATAACTGTCGGTGGATATACCACAGGTGCATATAATATAACTACAGGTGAATTCTCATCGTCTATTACCAATTCATTTACGTCAGACTTTATACCTGTTTGCCCAGCCGTGGATGATATCGTTATAACTAATCCGCTTAACGCGGGTGACTATGCGAATGTAATTTACTTCAACGAGAATAAAGAGACGATAGGAATGTATAAATTCGATACTTCCTTTACATCTCAAGGACTTTATATACGTCCTATTCTTTACAACGATGTTGCATATATAAAGTTTTCTGCTCTTATAGCCGATGTTCATAATTGCAGAGTAACCGCTGACGGCAAGCCTAATTTTGGTAGTGGGGTTTATCCCGATACCGCCGGCTTTAATAATGTAATATTCGTTACACGTTCGGCGGGTGGAATTATAAAATGCGGGACTAAAACATATACGGGCAATGGGTGTTATAAAATATTGAAAGACTGTATAACTAACGATAAACCGATATATGACAGCGAAACCGTGTCGGGGCAACTTATTTCCCTTAGAGCGCATACTTATGAAAGGGCGGATTCAAACTCGACAATTTGTAGATTTATTGGTAATAAAATAAATGGAGAGTCTGTTACATTGGTTGTTACTTTGGGAGACGACGGTACGGTAAGTTTATTGTAATTATAAGCGAGTGTTAAACACCGCAATGGCATAAATAGCCATATAATTAAAAAAGGAGAGGTTTTATACCTCTCCTTTTATTATATCTAGCCACGCTGCTTTTACACGGGCGTTTTCATAAACCGTCCCCCATTTATTACTTATACGCTCCATAGCAACAGTAAACGCTTTTGAGTTGTAAAAACGGAACGTGTCGACCGGGCGGGTATTTATTCGCGGTCGGTTACGCGCGTGCTTACCGTGGTATTCACCGATAAGCAAGCAACGATTCTTAACGCTGAATCCCATTGTCATTTTAACCTTATTATACTCAAAGACATAAACCCAATGGTAGTCTTTGAATAATTGCGGCTTAATTTCGAGGTCTTTCTTAAATGTTCCTGTGGTAGCTACATCGTTTCCGGCTACACGTTGCATTTCGGGTATTTCATCTTCACTTTCATATGCAACGGGAATAAACTCCATAGCGCATTTCGCGCCATTTTCAAAGCCGGGCGCGTTCCAAAATATAGTTTCCCCCAACTTTGGATTTACAGCTTCCCAATCCAAACCGAAAAACCGAAAGAACGGATTATATTTAGACATTTCATTCATATTGTTACCGATAAATATAACTGTCCCACTTCTGTTTCTAAATACAGTAGACACTATAGACATGAAATGTTCGGGTTCGTTCGGATAATATCCGTATGGGTCTATCATGACAAACTCGTCAAATACAATTGTATCGACATTGGGATATTGAGAACTTTTAGACGCTACTTCCTCATTAGAAAGTGCAATACCGTGACCAAAAGGTACACCGTTATACAGATATTTTTGACGGTCGAATACAATATCGGTTGTCTCATCGTTAAACAGACTAAACCATGTGGTCGCGCTCCGCATAGCGGTATAGTTTCGGAATACTCTTACAAATTCGGATTTATCAGCGTCGTATTTCTCTTTCAAATATTTCGCAACCGATGTGCTTTTACCAGATGAACGTCCGCCGAATAAGAAAATATAAGAACAGTTGGGAAAATTGGCTAAGTCAAATTCATAATATTTCATGCTAAATCCTCCGTTAGGTCGGACATGGAATCACTAAGCAAAATACCATGTTTGAATTTTGATATATCACAAGGGCAAAACATTATATTTCTTTTACCATTCAGATAATACACTATACCTATACCCTCGTCAAACATATAAAAAGTCGTTCGCTCTGTGTCAAGTTTATTACCAAATACATATTCCGATACTTCGTCATAGTGAAGATACGCAGATTTTTCGTTTGTCCAAAAAAGTCCTTTTTTCATAGGCATTTTGAACTCGTAATCTGTGTTTTTAATTACAGCCCCACAATATTGCCCAAACTCATCCGACCACTTTCCTTGATTCTGTCTATCTAAATATGTACGCCCCGAAACACTTTGGTCGAACATTGTATTTGTTTTCCACATAATTCGCATAAGAGCCTTAAAAGAAAGTAGCCATGATTCGCTATTTTTATATAAATAATCAAGAACAACAGATACTTTCATTGTGGCTTGTACAAGCCCTGATGTCTTTACATCTAATTCACCGTCAAATGTCATATATCGCTTTGAATTGAGTGCTGTGAAATACGCATATGTTTCTTCGTAATCAAACTTTCCCAAACCCCATTTATTTTCTTGTACCTGTGGATGTTTGGATTTTTGACAACGCTCTATGACACCGTTATTAAATTTCGATACCACATTAAGAAGTTTGTTGAATGTAACAACTGATTCATTAGGATAATATAGTTTCGTGCTATCGGTATCCCAATATACAATGATATATGGAGTTTCTGTGAATATAAGATGAGAGAATAACACAAGGTGTCTCCGCGCGTATGCTGTAATATAAATTCCCACGATGTACGACGATTTAACGCGCTTAAACAAACCTCGGTCGGAACGCTCCTTACCGAGTTTTATCATAGTCTCGTTATAATAACGCTCGAATGATTCGCGGCTAAGCGATTCTGTGTTTGACGTTATACAATCTTCATCAATAAGAGTATCACCGAATACAAGCTGGGTCGCGTCTATTCCATACTGCGCGTTAAACATATTCTTTGACAGCATAAGATAACGTTTAGCTAACTTTTTTGGCTCGGCGTTTGATTTTATGTCAGAGAGCCATTTTTCGGGAATACTGTTCAACAATGTTTCATCGGGACGTTTACCGTTTGATATAGCTTTCAGCGCGGTTTTCATATTTGCATATATAATGTTACGCTCGACCAATTCATTTATACCGCCCGTCGATTTAGCGTGATTGAGGAATAAACATTCAGCTGATATAGATTCAACATCGTACATTTTGAGTACATTCACAATATCGACTTCTGTTGCATATATGGTACATTCGTCATAGCTGATAATTCTACCATTATCAATAAGACGGTTATACTCAGATACCATTTCTTCTAACAATTTGTAACCATGGGATTTTTTATTATGTTCGATTTCACCTAATCCGTCTTTTGATTTAGTCTTTGACGCTGAAATAATGGGCATATAGTTATAACCGTAATTTTTAATTTTTAAATTTTTTAGCGTAAATATACCGTGAAACATTTTCCCCGACACAAGAACATGACGCATTTTTATGGCCTCAACATCATCTAACAATGACGATTCTATACATTCCTCATATAACTCATTCCATAGATTCCGCAGCGGTTCATTTACATATAATTCTCCGTTAGTGTCGGGAAAATCCATCTGCGTTGACTGTGATGGATAGTCGGAGCATACATCAAACGAATGTACCAAAGTGCATAGCTTACCGCGAAAGAATGTATTCGCGTGTGTATAAGCCCCTTGATATACCCCGCGCATAATTTGATATTGGTCAAAATTCATAGGAAATGTATCAACACAGTAATTGCTCCATGCTTTTTCCAATTCTGATGATAGAATAGCTTTATTATTTTTACGTGTAAATGAAGTAAACGTGAGTGGAATGTCCTTTATATTTTTAATCCAAAACCAATTCTTACATTCTTCCATGATTCCACACGCTGTTACTTTACAATCATTATAGCAATACTCATAATCGTATTTTTCAAGTTTATCTGTAGGAAGTCGAAATTCATTATAATCATAACCGAGTTTGGGATGTCCTATCATATCACCGATTGAACCGACCGAACGGTGTAGAAGTTTAAGTGAACATCGTATCTCGAGCCAAACTTTTTCACCGTCTCCAAATGCAAGTCTCCATGGATTACTCCCGTCAGAAAATGATTTTGTAATCATAAGCTGATTCATGAGAGATTCCCAATTACGCGCGAAAGAAAAATCGAATCCGAGGTTATGGAAAAATATAAGTGTCCTCTTTTTGCGTTTCTCCGCTTGCTTATAAAGTGTGTAAAAATAATCACCAAGGTCTTTCGGATAGCGACAGTCGAAACATGGTTCTACAACGTCCCATGAATCAGGTGTGGATAATCCTTTATTAAAATTGGCTTTTACTACGCAAGCGAGATATGCGCCGCATTCATTCGTTTCTAAGTTAGATGATGTTTCAAAATCAGCGACATAAAATATAGGAGAGTAATCTATCTCAGTGAATGCTTTTACTTTAGGTTTTATTATTTCGTCTAAATCCGTCTCGCCGCGTTGCAACCGTTTCTTTATAGTAGAAATACCTACACAGTTTTGCCCGTGTAGGTATTCCGAAAGAGCGGTTAAGTCTTTTAGCGTATATGATTTATTATTAAAAGCGTATATATTCATATTCGATGGCTACTTTGAGTTCGTATTCGCCCCAATCACCAAGATAAATGTGAACATCATCAGTTATATAATATCCTTCCTCTTTCAATTCCTTTATAGGTCGGCAATAACATTGTCTATTTACCCATGATATAAAATAGCCACACTCTTCACGGGCGCTTTTTGGTCTAATACATGAATGTACATATAATTCATGTTCCGCAGCGTACGCTAACAATCTTGCGAACTGCACTTCATCGTTCAAAATAAACGCAACTTTCATTTGTTCCACTCCTTACTATCTACAGCTTTGTATGTCGTCATATTTGGTCATAATGTACATTGATACCGACCCATCTTCTTCTGAACGAAATTCCGGAATTACAATATCAAACCCCCGTTCAATTAATATCGACTTTCTACGCTTATATAAACGCCGTCTGTCATACCCTATAAAATAAGCATACTCGTCGTGTTCTATACCGTTCCAACTTACGCCCCTAACGTCTATACCACGGTCAATAGCGTATGCAATCAAAGCCCCATAATCCCATAAATCATCAATATGAAACGCTGTTCTCATTTATTCCACTCCTTACTATATACAACCTCACTGTCCGCCATGTGCAAATAAAACGCCAGCGGATTATGCGAAAATACATCACTTATATTTCTTTTGTCATATTCCGACGCAAAGCCCATATGACAGTTGATTGCTTGAGCCTCTTCTATTTTAAGCGGTATGAACGATTGAAGTATATATACAGATTTAGAGCCGTGCCCACCGAATGGTGTTTCTTCGTTCCATTCATAAGATTGATACTGCTCCCATTTGCCATCTACTTTAGTCCATTTCATGACAGGTTTATAGCAATTACATTTACATATATCATGAAAAAGAGATGTAATTATAAGACTCTCTTCGGGGATTTCGTTCTCTAAATAAAGTCTGTCGCGGTATTCACGGAGTTTATCATAGACTTCAAGCGAGTGTTTTATAAGACCCTCAGGTTCGCTATCGTGATATTTAATAGACGCGGGGGCAAAACAAAAATCACTGTCGACAAATATATATTTATGGAGCGCGTCCATGCCATCTCGGTCTATTTTTTCCATGAGATATTTTAGGCGATCTGAGTGAAAATTGTACATTATTTGAATCCTCCTTTTAAGTGCGAAAGTATTTCATTTTTACGTTCTTCCAACGCCGCTATATCATCCTCGCGCTGTTTTTCGTTGTCATTAGCTTTTGCGTTATCTTTTGCCTTGTCAAACTCTTTTTCCAACCAATCCGAAAAGTCTTTAGTGTTGGATGGCGGAACATCAAATTCGCCTGTAATGTAATAGCCAAGGTCGGAATTTGGGTCCGCAAATGTTGCGAGATATCTATTATCTTCTCTTACATTGACCGTTTTTGTTTTGTAGTTTATATAGTCTATAGCGTCATTGAAATCTTTGAATTTTTCGCCTTTATCTAAATCTTCTTTTACCGATTCTACAGTTAATAGGTTTTTTTGCCATTTGACTTTATCGCTTCTGTACTCGATTCGTCTGTTATGGTTATTTATTGCGTTTCTGAGGATATATTCTTGTTGAGGTGTTAGTTCCATATTATATATCCCGTGATTCTATGGAGTGAATTAAATTATGTACACCTTTTATATCATAATTTCTGACTGTTCCGGTTTCCGCGTAAAAACATATCAATTCATCAGTTTTTTTACTTCTGACGGCTATTTCACCGTAAGCCCAAATAACATATTCTACTTCTATATCATATTTATAAATATGTTCAAGCGCATATTCAATTCTGTGTTTAAGAGTTTCTTTGTTCATTATTTTCTCCTTTTCATTATTCTCCTATCAGATAATAGTCTAATTAATGACCATTCGACTTTGAACCAATTCAACCATTTTGCGCATCTGTTATATATGCAACATGATTCGCGCGCTTGCTTAATGTCGTTTGCGTATGGGGCATGGGGAGTTTGACACTCCCCACATGGATACCCGTACGGATTATATTTATTAGTCATTGGATTTTCCGTCTATAAATTCTATGCGGTCAACTATGCATGAAACATATGTTTTGTAAATCTCCTTTCCGCTCTTTGTCTTTTCGTCGGATTTCTCAGACCTGATTGAAAGCTGTCCATTTATAAAAGCAGCCGAACCTTTATCAAAATACTTTGTAACGAATTCCGCTGTTCCGCCGAACGCCGAACAACGGATGAATGTAGTTTCTTCGGTCTGTCTATTGTTTACGGCAAGTGTAAACGAACATCCGGTTTTCTGTTCTTTCTTTGAACCGTAAGTAAATATTTCGGGCTTAGCTACAAGATGCCCCGCGATTGTAAGCTGATTGACGTTAAGAATTGACATTTTATGATTCTCTCTTTCTATGGTTTTTATTTTAGATTTTGTAGGAATTTTACCCTGCGATTGTATTTGTAGGGATTTTACCCTGCGATTATAATATTGGAAATTTTACCCTGCGATTGTAAATGCGAACGAAATGTGAATGAATTATAAACAAATTGTTAACAGAAAATTGTTAACAGAGTGTAAACAGACTATGAACAGAATGTTAACAACTTATTGATACATTTTGAACATTTTGTGAATGAATTGTTAACGTCCTGTTACTAAGTCTGTATCCTGTGCATAATCTTTTAGTGATTATGCACAGGATTTACTTAAAGGCTAGTTATTGTTATTATGGATATTGACGTAGCGCACAACATTAATATTATAAAGAATACTATAATGAATCCTAAAATTTTAACTAAATATTCTTTATCGTTCATGCACTGAATGTCCTTTGTAATCTATCTCCAATGAATACGCACCAAATACCGGTTGACATATCGCGGAGAATGTAAACTTTTTCGCCTCCACAACATTTCTGTAGTAACTGCCGAACGTAGCGAGCACAATCGCGATTTAATAATTCTTCATATAATGACCACGTCGTTTGCTTTGCCGTCGTGACTGAATGGCGCGGGGCGTTGATGCATTGAATGCGAAAAGATGTTAAATTGTTGTCACGTTCTTTATATATGCTATAAATCGGCGTTTCGTATGAGTAAAATATGCGCGCATTGTTTTCGCTTGAATAACCATCAAAACCGCATTGCGCTGACTTGTGTAAAATTAATTTATACATTTCTTAATCTCCTTTTAATGTTTATGAATGGGATAGAGGGTTTAGCCCTCTATTCCAATCTCTGCCATCATTGCAGCCACTCGCCTTTTCGCCTGCTCAAGCTCAAGAAGTTTAATCACCTTTTCAAGCTCCGCGGTGTCTTCGGTCAGATTGACTTTCCCGGCGTTGGAAATCTTGCGTTTGATTCGGTGGATAGCGTCGGCTATTTCTTCGGGTGTGCACTCGGTAAGCGTTCCAGCTTTAAGGGCTTCGAACGCTTTAATTTCAGCTACCCGTTTGCGCGTTTTTCCGCCTCGCTCGGCGTATTCTGTCATAAGCTCGGAGAGGCGCGCGGCATCGGCGTCGGGGTGGTTGGAACGGATGCGGGAACGCTCAAATCCTATTGCACGGCGGAGTTCGCTATCGGACAGCGACTTGACGGGAAGTTTTAGCATTTCGTCTGTGTCAATGCCAATTCTGTGCGCGGTGTGACAGTCGGGGCATTCATAGGTATACTGAATTTTCATGGTTTACCTCTTTCTTCCTTATAGGAAATTTAATGTATATGCAAAGACTCACGTCTTATGCACTGTATATATTATACCAAACGCCGCCGGATATGTCAATATAAATTTACTTAAAATTTTCGAGTTTACAAATTGTTAATAATTAATAGTTTGGTCATATAATTATAGTAATTTGTTAATGGATTGTACATAGCATGGTAATAGTATGTTAATTATTTGTTCATATATCACTTGTTATTTAATAATTTGGTGATAGTGTATTCATAATTTGTTCATGAAATGGTTAGAGTTTGTTCATAAGAGGATAGGAAATATTCCTAAAAAAGGAAAATTTTGGTAAAACGGGACATGGGTATATATCCC